AATGGAATCTAAAGCCTTTAGCACGTTTGAGCTTAAAACCATTGATACAGAACAGCGCAGAATTTCGGGTATTGCTAGTACCCCTGCCGCTGACAGGGACGGTGACGAGGTAATGCCCAAGGGCGCTACCTTTACGCTTCCGTTCCCCCTGTTACACCAGCACGACCACGAAAGGCCCATTGGTCACGTTACCAAGGCAACCGTTACGGATGATGGCATTGAGATCGAAGCCGAGATACCGAAGGACACGGGCCTTTCCTATGTCGAGATGGCGTGGAGGCAAATCAAATCAGGTCTGTTACGGGGTCTGTCTATCGGGTTTAGGGCCAGCAAGTCAGAGCCTACCCGCACAGGGCGCAAGTTCACCGCCTATGAAATCTTTGAATTATCAGCAGTCAGTATCCCAGCTAATGCACAAGCGGGAATCATGGCTGTTAAACAGTTTGACGCAGAACCCTTTGATGCCGAGGAACACTTGTTCCAGTTGGAGTCAAAGAAAGCTGACGTCTTAGACCGCGCTGCCGCTGCGGTAACCAAAGCAAGTAAATCCATACAATCCAAGAGGATTAAGAAATGAGTATTTCCGATAAAGTATTGGCGGCAGAGCAGGCCGCTACAGAAGCCAAGGATACCTTGGTTGAGTTGACCAAGGCTTATGAAGCTGAAGAGTCTGAAGAGGGTCTGGTTGCTATCGAAGAGCAATCGGAAGCCGTTGAGAAGGCTGTGGCACAACTGGAGACTTACCGCAAGGCTGAGTCTGCGTTGGCGGCTAAGGCTGTATCAGCACCGGCTGTAGTCAAGTCAAGCCAGGGTCAGTTGCAAGACCCAATGGATTGGATTCTGGCTAACGCTGCCGCCACCCTTGAGTCACACATTACCAAAATGCCTTTCGGTCATATCCTTGAAAAGCGTTTTGGCGATGATGAGCGCGTTAAGGCAGTCAGCCCCTTTGTTACTAAGGCTGCTGTCGACCCGGCTCTTACCAATGTTGACGGTTGGGCTGCGGAGTTGACGCGTGAAGGCTACGGCGCTTTTATGGAGCTTCTTCAGCCTGAGTCAATCATCCCCCAGCTTCCGCTGACCCGTTTTGATTTTGGCTCTAACGCTTCAATCAAGATCCCAGGCCGAGCGGCTACGCCTGACATGGCTGGCGCATTTGTTGGCGAAGGCGACCCCATTCCAGTTAAGAGGGCTGGTTTGGTTACCCAGACTCTTACTCCTAAAAAATTGGGGGTAATTGGTCATTTTAGCCAGGAATTATTTGAGCGTTCTACGCCCAACATTCTGGCTGAAATTCGTCGCTGGATGCTTGAGGATACCGCCATTGCGCTGGACACCGCTTTCCTGTCTGACTTTGCAGGTTCTGCTATCCAGCCTCCAGGCATGGAAAACCTAGCGGGGACTACGGTTGACGGTACTGGAATGCTTGGCGACCAAGCCACAGCAATCGCTGCACTGAAGGCCGCTATCGTTGCAATGACCAACAACAACATGGGCCGACGCCCAGTGTGGGTAATGCACCCCGCTAACGCGTTCTCACTGACCATGATGCAGAACGCAGTTGGTTCACCGGCTTTCCCCGAGATGGCTAACAACAGCCTTATCGGCATTCCGGTTGTGACTTCGACCACTTGTCCGGCTGATGCTATCTACCTGTTGGATTGTGCCGATATCGTGTTTGCTGGTGGCGCTCCGCGCTTCCTCGCTTCTGATGTTGCGTCTATCCATGAGGAAGATACGACTCCGCTGCCTTTGGTTGATGGCGCTGGCGCTCCGGCCGCTCCGACCCGCAGCCTGTACCAAACTTACTCAAGCGCACTGCGCACGGTCTGGATGGTGGATTGGGCGCAACTGCGTGACGGCTCAGTTGTACTGATTAAGCCGGTTAGCTAATCACTCCCTGGGGCGGTCTGTATGACGCCCCATTTTTTAGGAGGTTGTAATGGTTGTTTGGGCATATAAGCCGATTGAAGAGTTAAACGGTAAGACCGGATTTCAAAACATTGCTGATAGAGAATTGGCGTTGAGGCTGATTGCTAGCGGCGAAGTACAGAACCCGCTTACAGGTGCGGCAAACCTGTCACCCATTCAGAAGGGTGAGATTCAGAAGAAAGTGGTCAGACGGCGCAAAAAGAAGGTTGTAGAACCGGAGACAGTTGAGACTGATGAGCCTACTGACGAAGATTAAAGGGCTTTGGGCTGGAGAGGGTGAGCAACGTGGCCCTTTCTACGGTCAGGGTGAGCTTGGCGGCTGGTATGAATTAGGGCGACTTGATGATGGCTACCAGCGTAATCTGGATATGCCGCACATTGACGCCAAAAAGATACCGGCGGCTTATGCGTCTGTCATGGCTAACGCTAGGGCGGTCAGTCAGTGCAAGCCTTTACATAAGCGTAAGGTGGGCAATGGCCCGACTGAGGTTGTGGACAGCAGTGCCGCTGCGCGTATCTTCCGGTCACCTAACAGTTACGAAACCTTCAGCCAGTACATATTAAACGCTGTAGCACAGTTATTTTTCGACGGGGAGTCTTTTTCACTGGCTACCCGTAATGATCGGGGTGAGGTTATCCGCTTAGACAGAATGGATAGCCGCACCTGTTCCCCGTATGTGACAGAAGGGGAGTTGTTTTATTCGATAGGGTCAAACCCTTTTGTCCCTGAGCAAATTGATTACCTAGTCCCTGCGCGGGATGTTTTACATTTGCGGATGTACTGCCCCCGTCATGTATTGATTGGCGAGTCCCCGATTAAAGCGGCGGCAATGGCGGCGGGTATCAATGTTTCTTTGGCTGGTTCTCAGGCAGCCTTTTTTACCCAGATGAGTCGGCCTTCTGGGGTTCTTTCTACCGACCAAGTATTGAACAAAGACCAGTTAGAAAGTCTTAGGGAGGCTTGGTACAAGCAGTCGCAGAAGATTGCCCAGGGTGCTGTGCCTATTCTATCCGGTGGTTTGAAGTGGCAACAGATGGCGATATCTAGCCAAGACGCCCAGCTAATTGAAGCCCAGCGTATGAGCATAGAAGAGATAGCGCGGGTCTACGGTACGCCCCTACCTGTTATTGGGGATATGACTTCGAGCACACTAAACAACGTTGAACAGCTAATTAGCCTTTGGCTATCTATCTCGCTGGGTTCCTTATTGGAGAACCTTGAGCAGAGCTTTAGCAGGCTGTTTGGTTTGCGTCCTACTGAGTCTATTGACTTTGACGTTACTGGCTTACTGCGTACAGATTTCCAAGCCCGCATTGACGGGCTGACCAAGGCCATACAGGGCGGTCTGTACACGGTCAACGAGGCGAGAACAAGAGAGGGCCTTAGCTGGGTTGAGAATGGCGAGAAGCCTATTGTTCAGGCGCAAATGGTTCCGCTTGGCTATGACCCCGATCCAGTTATGCCGCAGCCCGAAGTCACCTCTAGGGCTATAGATATCACTCGATTTCGCAAGGCGTTGCGTAAATGAAAGACGAAGATATTGAAGGCATTGCGGATGCCATTAATGAGTTCGTGCATGATTCTGTTGAGCCTTTATCTCAGGGGCTTTCGGAGGTTGTTAAGCGTGTTGACGAGATTCACGCAAGACCCATACCGGAAAACGGCAGGGACGGCATTGATGGGAAGGACGGTGTTGACGGTCAAGACGGTGCAAAAGGTGACACCGGAGAAAAGGGTGTTGATGGCGTTGGTCTTGACGCTCCGGTTTATGAGTCGGGTGTATACCGTGAGGGTTCCATTGTACAGGCTCACTTTGGGCAGGTTTATAAAGCGGTTAGAGACACCAGTGAAGGCGTTGATTCAGAGGATTGGGAGCGGGTCGGAACGTCTGGCTTCCGACTTACAGGGACGTTTGACGCTGAAAAAGAGTATGTAGCGGGTGACCTGTTCATTAAAGGTTTTGGCCTGTTTCTGCATGACGGCGCAGAAGCTAGGCTGATTGCTGGCAGAGGGCCAGAGGGCAAGAAGGGCGAGAAGGGCGCAGCAGGCAAGGACGGCAAGGACGGTCAAGACGGCAAGGACGGCGCTACCTTTGACGCGCTTGAAATCAAAGGTACTAACCTGGTTG